TGTATCATGGATTCTAAAAGAGCCTATTGTTAACTTCAACCAAAACATCGTTGATAATCATATCAAAGTAAATGCAGATTTCCATTTTAAATCGGGATTAAAGCCAAAGATTGTTCGTACAACTGACGGTAATTGCTGTGAGTGGTGCGGCAAGATTGCTGGTGTTTATACATATCCTGGAGTAAACAGGGATGTATTTAGACGGCATGATAGATGTACTTGCACAGTAGATTATCATCCGGGAGATGGCAAACAACAAAATGCCTGGTCTAAAAAATGGAGTAATGAGTCCGCTTCTAGAGCGGATTATAACAAGCAACGAAAACATGATATTTCTGACAATCTAGCGTCTGAAGACAATCGAGAGTATAAGGATATAGTTAAGTCACTTGGAAGAGCCAACACTAACGTATCATTACAAGAATTCGTCAGAATAAAGAATGAGAGAGGTCAAGAATATCATGATCTAAAAGATAAAGTTAAAGCTGCTAAGAGTAAGAAGACTTCAAAATAGAGAGGATGTTGGAATGGCTAGAAAGAAATACGGAAATCAGCTTCCTACACAATCAGTCATCCTGCCTTATGTTAAGAAAAGGTCTCTCAGCAAGGAAGCTATAGAAATTTATGAGAAAACAGGATTAAGCAGCTATATCTGGCAAAAGAAATTACTAGAGGCTATGATGGCTGTTGATAAAAAAGGACTATGGGTTCATCAAAAGTTCGGATATTCCATTCCCCGACGGAATGGGAAATCCGAACTTCTTTATATGCTTGAACTTTGGGGATTGCACCAAGGTTTGAACATATTACACACGGCTCATAGAATTAGTACCTCACACTCTTCTTTTGAGAAGGTAAAACGGTATTTAGAAAAGATGGGTTACGTTGATGGTGAAGACTTCACATCTATTCGCGCCAAAGGTCAAGAACGAATCGCTCTAACTAATACAGAAGGAGTGCTGCAGTTTAGAACTCGTACATCGAACGGTGGGCTTGGTGAAGGATTCGACATCATGATCATAGACGAGGCTCAAGAATATACAACTGAGCAAGAGTCAGCGTTGAAATATACAGTTACCGACAGTGATAATCCAATCACTGTTATGTGTGGTACTCCACCAACTCCAGTATCGAGTGGTACTGTGTTCAGCAAATTCCGTGAAACGTGTCTATTTGGTCGTGGTAAGTATTCCGGATGGGCAGAATGGTCTGTGTCTACTGAAAAAGAGATATCAGACATTGAAGCCTGGTACAATTCTAACCCTTCAATGGGTTATCACTTAGACGAACGTAAGATTGAAGCCGAACTAGGTGACGATAAGCTAGACCACAACATACAGCGTCTTGGGTTCTGGCCTACATACAATCAAAAATCAGCAATCTCAGAAGCTGAGTGGGAGGCGCTTAGACTTGATGAAGTACCTAAATTCAAAGGCCCTATGTTCGTTGGAATTAAGTACGGGCAAGATGGTACTAACGTAGCCTTAAGTATTG